TAGTTGGTGTTCTGGTCTGGAATTTTGAAGTCGGTGAAGGGGATATTCTCATTCACCCAGACCATAAGCCAAGCACCCAGTTCCTTGAAAACATCAGTCAAAAGGATTGGATTACAGACTGCATCGGGCTGCTGGAAAAACACCTCGCTTACATAACAAAGCTGGAAGAAGAGAATAAAAAATGAAGCAGGCGAGAACAAATCAAAGGGGCAGCGGCTCACCGCTGCCCCCAGCAGGCCCTGCGGTGACCACACAGGCCATCGCAGGAGGCCCGCACGAGATTGGCCAGGATTGGATCATCGTGGCTGCGCGGCCAAACGGCAAAGGCGAATGGCAGCAGACCATGAATTACGAGGACTGGAGGGTCTTCAAGGCCATGGTGGATGACGGCACCGTCAGCACAGCACAACGCCGCGACCCGGCAGGGACCGTCCTGCTGGCGCGGCTGAGGAGGGCAGAATGATCGTTGCAATTGATCCGGGGATCAGCGGCGCCCTGGCATGGGTGTCAGATGACGGTTTTCTGCTGTCGGCCATGGACATGCCGACCCTGGAGGTGAACGGGAAAGCGAAAGTCAACCCGCATATCCTGGCCTCGGATTTGAGCTTCAGGAAACCCAAGATCGTGGTGATTGAGGAAGTCGGGGCTATGCCCGGCCAGGGCGTCACCAGCATGTTCAACTTTGGCTACAGCGCAGGCATCCTGGCAGGCGTGTGCGCTGGCCTGGGCATCCCCACCGTCTTCTACCGCCCAGCAGTCTGGAAGCGTCAGGCTGGCGTTCCAGCAGATAAAGGCGCTGCCCGGCAAATGGCGCAGCGCCTCTGGCCCGGCAGCCGAGCCTTCGACCGGGTGAAAGATCACGGGCGGGCAGAAGCAGCGCTCCTGGCGCGGTGGTATGCCACCAGGGTGTGCGGCAATGACTGAGCCGCCCACCGATTGGGGCAGTGCCATCCTGGCCCTGCTGCTGATCGTGATATGCAGTTTTTTGGGAACCCTGGCAGGCGGTATCATCCTGCTGTTGATATTCGCCGGATAAATGGAGATTGATATGCAGCTTAAAGACATCATGACGGAAGACGAATTCGTGGCCATAGGCATGCGGATCGTGAAGTTATTCCACCCTTTCCAGCCCAGCGATGAGGAATTCCTGGCCTTGCGCATCGCCGATAACGCGCCTGACGATCAGTTTCTGAAGGCGGCTCAAAGCCAAGAAATGGTCACGGAGACCGCCAATCAAATCTTCGAACTGTGGCATGCTCGCCCGGCAGGGAACGCATGAGCCTCCTGATCAAACACACGCCGCCGGAATACATCTACCGGATGCTTAGCAGCCCTAAAGCGATTCGGTATTCCATTCCGTACCTCAAGGACCGGGCCAAGCAGGATGCGGCCTGGGGCGACACCCTGGCCTACCAACGCACCATGCAGAGGCTGGCCGAGGCCGAGCGTGAGGTAGATCGGCAGGATGCGCTGCTGGAAAAAGCCTTGCAGGCAGAGGCCAAAAAGAAATAAGCTGGCTCTGCCCGCCCCTGTCCTGGCGGGGTCTTTCCTCCCAGACTGCCCCGGCGCAACCCTCCCGAGCGCCGGGGCTTTTTTCTTTCCCCAAAATTTTTTTACTAAAATGCTATTTTTTTGTGTTGACGCCATTTTAGCATTTCGATAAAAGTCTCCTCACGGCAATGACGCCGATGGAGATGACCCCGATGCTTGATAATCTTTCCCTCGCCGACCGCTTCGCCACCCTGACCGAGCGCCTCAAAGAATTGGAAGCCGAAGTGAAGGCGGTGCGCGAACAAATCATCGCCACTGGTCAGGAGCGCGTGACCGGCGAATTCGCTGACGCGATTGTCAGCCTCTCCGAGCGCATCAACTTCGACGGCAAACTGGCCCAGTCCTACCTGACCGCCGAGCAAATCGCAGCCTGCACAAAAAAGCTGGTGGTCACCACAGTGCGCGCCAAAGCCAAGACCGCGAAGGAGGGCTGAACCATGATCAATATCCCTTATAAAACACGCCGTTTGGGCTATGCGGGTGACCCCCGCATCCCCTTCGCCTGGGCAGGCTGGAATGACGCCATGGCAGGCCGTCCGATGGATTATTACCTGCTGGACCGCGCCCCCACGCCGGTATGCGCCCACGCCTATGAGACAGCCCGCTTCCGCGTTATGGCGCTGCGTGATGCCGGGCTGACGGTGCCGCGCTGGAACGCCATGAAAAGCGTCCCCCCGGCCATCCACGCAGCCCTGTCGCTGACCAACAGCCTCCAGGCCATGGCCCGCGCCGAAGGCAAGCCATACTGGCCCACAGGCTCCAAATATTGGATGGCAGCAGCATGAGCAAGCAACATCCCGACCCTAGCAGCATGAGCAAGCAACATCCAGACCCTAGCAGCATGAGCGAGCAGCACCCCGCCGATGCCCTGGTGGAAGCCCTGTTGGATTATTCCGACGCCACCCATCAGGACACCCCAGGCGAATATTATGTCGCAGGATACCTCAATGCAGTCCTGCGGCAGATCGTGAATAGCCTGCCCGAAGGCCTGGAGAAACGCGCAGCACACATGATGCTGCGCCAGAAAACGAAGTATCTGAAAGATCAAACGAGGAAATTGAAATGACCAAAGAACAACTGGGCGCCGTGCTTGTAAGCCATAAGGCTTGGTTAGAAGGCAAAGAAGGGCAGCGCGCCAACCTGACCCGCGCCAGCCTGACCCGCGCCAACCTGACCGGCGCCAGCCTGACCGGCGCCTTCCTGACCGGCGCCTTCCTGACCGGCGCCAACCTGACCGGCGCCAACCTGACCGGCGCCAGCCTGACCGGCGCCTTCCTGACCGGCGCCAACCTGACCGGCGCCAACCTGACCCGCGCCGACCTGACCGGCGCCTTCCTGACCCGCGCCGACCTGACCGGCGCCGACCTGACCGCCGCCAACCTGACCGGCGCCGACCTGACCGCCGCCAACCTGACCGGCGCCCAGATTAGGGGTCAAACAGTCGTCAGCTTGCCGCGCCGCGCCACGCGGTCAGACGGTTACGAGTTTTTCCTGTGGCACTGCAAGGGAGGGTTTTTCGTCAGCGCCGGTTGCCGGTTTCTGACCATGAAAGACGCCCGCACGCACTGGACGGAAACACGCGGCGGCACCCCGCTAGGTGATGAGACTATGGATATTCTGCGGTTCTTTGTCGCCGCGATTAGGAGAGCCGTACAATGATCACCACCCGCATCAACACATCAATAGAACACCTGAACAAATTGATATCCCGAAATGGCTTTCAGAGTGCTGAAGAGCTTGCTCAGCACCTGGGCGTACATTTTACCACCGTCTATCGGTGGCTCCGTGGCCAGGGGCCTGTCCCCGTGGTTGTCATCCGTTACCTCGAACTGAAAGCGAAAGTAAAATGAGCGAAGAAAAAGAATGGGGATATTGGCTCGACCAGCCCGGCGGCACATGGATCATGCTGCCCAAGCTGCCGCTTACCCGCGCAGGCTATAACAACCCGCCCTTCACCGTCACCCGGCCTGATGGCAAGGTGCTTCACGTTATCGAAAAACCATGATGGCAGAGTCAGTCGCATATGACCCCCATCGGATGCTGGCGCTGAAAGATAGCCTCACAGCCCTCGACATCGCCCTGGAAACCATCAGGCCGCGCCACCGCGCGGTTCTTGAAGCAAGGTACGGACTTGAAGGGATAGGCCCTCTGCAATACAAAGAAATCGCAAAGACTTTTGGCTTCAGCGTAGAGCGCGGCAGGCAAATTGAAGCAAAGGCGCTTCGTGACTTGAAGTTAAAAGTAGGTAAATTCTTACTTAAGCACTGCGAGATGTTGATGGAGAAATGACCTCAATAAAAAATGCAGGGGCGCGCATTTTTTGTGTTGACCCCTGTTTTAGCATGATGCTAGAAGATCCTCACGGCGCTGGTGCCGATAAAGATGGAGATTGAAGATGAATTACGCCAACCACATCGGCTACTCTGACGTAAACCCCTTCGAAATCGTTCGCCGCGTCAGCGACCGCACTATCGAAATCCGCGCCATGAACGCAGAGCGCGCCAATCCCAAAGAAGACATGGGCTTCATCCCAGGCGGCTTCGTGGGCCACTTCGCTGACCAGCACAAGCAGCAGTGGACCATCACCAGCAACCCTGAAGCCCCCGTCACCCGCATCCGCCTTCAAAAAGACGGCAAGTGGCGCTGCAAGCACGGCGAGCGCTTCGTCCTGGCCGTCGCCCCCCGCAAGTTTCACGATTACAATTTCTGATCAGCGGGGGCTTCGGTCCCCTTCACCTTTAAACAAAAGGAAAACTGACATGTTCGAAGATATTATCACCGCCCTATCTCACGAATTCGGCAAGCCCGGCCTGTCTACTAAGCGCGCCATCACTGCTGAAGAAGTGCGTAGAGCTTTGGAAGTGTTACCAAAAGCCAAAAACCGCGTTCGCGTTTACAGCGGCCAAGGTTTCGTTCCGAATTCCTATCGCAACAAGTGCCAAATACAGTACCTCCAAGGTGATTTTGTTGATGGCGAGTGGAAATGGCACACCGGCTGGTCGAACGCTCAGCGTTGCAGGGCTTCCGGTAGCATTGTGGTCGTGCAGTAACGCTAGCATCCGCCCGCAGGTTTCCTTATATTGCGCGGCAAGGAGGCCACCATGCCGCGCCGCAAAGCCGTTGATGCCCTTGGCAACCCGATCCAGCCGCGACCGGCTGGACGCCCATCAGATTACACCGAAGCCCTGGCCGATGAGATCGTCAGCCGCATGACCATGGGCGAAAGCATGGTCCAGATCGCCGCCAGCGAACATATGCCAGATCGCGTCACGATCTACCGATGGATGGATCGGCACCGGGAATTTGCCACACGGTGCGCGCGGGCCAGGGAAGGTCTTGCCGACTATCTTGTTGATGAGATTGAGAATTTAGCCAAAAACGCGACCAAAGAGAACCTTGAGATAGTGAAGCTTCAGGTGAGCGTGGCACAGTGGCGGGCGATGAAGATGGCGCCCAGGCTGTATGGCGACCGCCGCATCCAAGAGAACACCGGCCCAGGCGGTGGCCCGATCCTGACCGAGAACCGGAACGTCACCACCATCGACGCCACTCAACTGACGCAGGAACAGCGCGATGCCCTGCGGGAAGCGCTGCTGGCAGCCGAAGTAAAAGGCTGAACCGTGGGGATTATTCGCCTGGGCAACAAGGAACTGGACATAGCCCAGACCCTGGCCGAGCTTGACCGGGCCGAATGCGAAGAAAGCCTTTACGCCTTCCTGATGTCGGGCTGGCAGTACATCGACCCGGCGCCCTTCACCCCAGGCTGGGTGATCGAAGCCGTCGCAGAGCATTTGCAAGCCGTCTGTGACGGCGAGATCCGGCGCCTGCTGATCAACATCCCACCGCGCTGCTCGAAGTCCTCCCTGACCTCCGTGGCCTTCCCTGCGTGGGTATGGGCGCAACGCCAGCGCAGCCATACCAGCGGCCCAGGCGTTCAATTCCTCCACGCATCCTATGCCCAAAGCCTGTCCCTGCGCGATTCGGTGAAGTGCCGCAGGCTGATCGAATCGCCCTGGTATCAGCGCCTCTGGGGCAGCCGATACAGCCTGACCGGCGATCAGAACACCAAGACCCGCTTCGACAACACGATGGGCGGCACCCGGCTCTCAACCTCCGTAGGCTCCGCGCTGACCGGCGAAGGCGGCAACATCATCGTCGTTGACGATCCCAACGCAGCCCAGGAAGCCTTTTCCGAAGCCACCATCGAAGCCACCATCGAATGGTGGGACGGCGCCCTCAGCACCCGCCTGAACGACCCCAAGCAGGGTGCGTTCATCGTGATCCAGCAGCGCCTGAGCGAAGAGGATCTGACCGGCCATATCCTGTCCAAGGAGGCCGACAACTGGACGCACCTATGCCTGCCCATGCGGTATGAGCCTGATCGGTCCTTCGTCACCAGTATTGGCTGGGAAGACCCGCGCGAGGAAGCCGGTGAGCTTCTGTGGCCAGAGCGCTTTGGGGAGCCCGAAGTGCGCACCCTGGAAAAGCAAATGGGGCCATGGAAAAGCGCTGGCCAGTTACAGCAGCGGCCTGAACCTGCCGGTGGTGGTATCGTCAAGCGCGACTGGTGGCAGCTTTGGCAAGAGGATGCCTACCCTGCCATGGACTATGTGATCGCCAGCCTGGACACTGCCTACACCACGAAGACCGAAGGCGACTTTAGCGCCATGACGGTCTGGGGCGTGTTCAGCGGGGATGTCGTGGCCCAGGCTGCCAAGACCGAAGCCGGTGGCTATGTAGAGCGGTCCTATGGCCAGCAGCACCCTCGCGTGATGCTGATGAATGGCTGGGCCGAGCGCCTGGAGCTTCACGACCTTGTGACCAAAGTGGCCGAGACATGCCGCCGCATGAAGGTGGATAAGCTGATCATTGAAAACAAGGCAGCCGGTCACAGCGTAGCCCAGGAAATGCGCCGCCTGTTTGGGCATGAAGACTGGGGCGTTCAACTGATCGACCCGAAGGGCCAGGACAAGCTTGCCCGGCTGTATTCCGTACAGCACCTGTTTGCCGAGGGCATGGTCTATGCCCCTGACCGGGCCTGGGCCGATCAGGTGATCACCCAGGTGGCGGGCTTCCCGAAGGGCAAGCACGATGACCTTGTGGATACCGTCAGCCAGAGCCTACGGCACCTGCGTGACCTGGGGCTGCTGACCCGTGGCCCCGAATGGACGGCAGCCATCGAAGACAGCATGGTCTACGGTGGCAAGTCACCTGCGCCATTGTATCCCAGCTAGCATTTATGCAATATGCCCCTTGAGAGGGAGTGACCATGCCACTTGTCCCTGGCCTTAGCCCGTCTATCCGTGAGCCTGCTCCAGAAGAGCAGATGCTGCCCGATGGGGCCGATATCGTCATTGCCGAAGCCGATCCGGCTGCCGATCAGCCTGAGATGGATGATGCAGGCAACATCCTTTCCATCGAACACGCTGATGGCAGCATCACCGTGCGCATTGATGGCCAGCCGCTTGAAAGCGCAGCATCACGCAAGCCCACCGGCTGGTTTGATAACCTTGTCGAGCAGATCGACGACATGGAGCTTGGGCGCATCAGCGAAGACCTGCTGCGCGGCATCCGCGATGACCTGACCAGCCGCAACGATTGGATCGAAGACCGTGCCACCGGCTTGAAGCTGTTGGGGTTGAAGATTGAAATCCCAAGCATGAGCGGCACTGCCGATGGTGCGCCGGTTGAGGGCATGAGCCGGGTGCGGCATCCGCTGCTGCTTGAAGCCGTGCTGCGCTTCCAGGCCAATGCGCGCTCTGAGCTTCTGCCGACCGATGGGCCGGTGAAGATCCGCAACGACGACAACGACCCGAGCCTTGAAGAAGACCGGCTGGCCGATGCGCTTGAGCGTGACCTGAACCACTACCTGACTTCCACGGCCACCGAATACTACCCCGACACTGACCGCATGCTACTGATGCTTGGCTTCGGCGGCACCGCGTTTAAGAAAGTGTATTACTGCCCGCTGCGTAATCGTCCTGTTTCTGAAACGGTTGATGCTGATGATCTGATCGTGAACAATGGCGCGACTGATCTGAAGAACGCCAAGCGCGTCACGCACCGTACCTACCTGAAGCCCAGCACTGTGAAGCGGTTGCAGATCCTGGGCGTGTATCGCGACACTGATCTCAGCACCCCCAACGAAATCAACTACGACAGCCTTCAGCGCGAAGAGAAGGCGACCGAAGGCGTTACTGTTGGCATCAGCAATCCTGATGATCGTGACCGCGAAATCTACGAATGCTACTGCGAGCTAAACGTCAAAGGATTCGAGCATCGGTGGAAGGGCAAGGATACCGGGCTTGAAATCCCGTATCGTGTGACGATTGATTTATCGTCCCGCAAGATCCTGTCCATCGTGCGCAACTACGATGAGGATACTTCAGAGCTTCCAGAAGCCCGCAGCAACTTCGTCAAGTACACCTTCATGCCGGGCTTCGGCTTCTATGACATCGGGTTGCTGCACATTCTGGGCAACACGACCAATGCGGTGACCGCAGCGTGGCGTGAGCTTCTGGACGCTGGCATGTACGCCAACTTCCCAGGCTTCCTGTTTGCCGATGCCGGTGCGCGCCAGAACACCAACATCTTCCGCGTTCCGCCGGGCGGTGGTGCGCTGGTGAAGACCAACGGCATGCCGATCCAGCAGGCGATCATGCCGCTGCCTTACAAGGAGCCGAGCGGCGCCCTGATGCAGTTGGTGCAGAACATCGCTGAGACTGGCATGCGCATTGGTGGCGTGAGCGAGATGCAGGTGGGCGAAGGCCGGGCTGATGCTCCGGTCGGCACCACGCTGGCCATGATCGAGCAGGCGCAGAAGATCCTGAACAGCGTTCACAAGCGCATGCATTCGGCGCAGGCGCAGGAATTCCAACTGCTGGCCGAATGCTTCCGTGAGAACCCTGGCAGCTTCTGGCAGCGCAATAAGAAGCCTGCGCTGCCGTGGGATGAGCAGCGGTTCCTCCAGGCGCTGGACAATTGCGAGCTTGTGCCGCAGGCCGATCCCAACACTGCCAGCCACACGCAGCGCCTGATGAAGGTGATGGCGTTGAAGCAGCTTCAGCAAGCGCAGCCGGGCTTATATGACCCAATTGCGATTGACACGGCTGCCTTGCAGGCCATGGGCTGGAATAACCCTGACCAATTCTTTGCGCCGCCTGACGCCCAGGGCAAGCCGCCGCCTGAGCTTATGAAGGCGCAGGCTGAGCTTCAGATCAAGAAGCAGGACGCCGACACCAAGGCGATGGAAGCCCAGGCGCGGGCGCAGAAGATGCAGGCTGACACGGCGTTGGAGGCCCAGCAATTCCAGTCCAATCAGGCCATGCATGAGCAGCGCATGGGCTTGGATGTTTCCAAGTTCCATGTGCAGACCGGCTTAGAAGAGCGGGCGATGGGAGCAAAGACCGATGAAGCTATCGCCCGTGAACGCCTACAGCTCATTGACTTGGCGCAGAACCTTGCGGTTCACCCAGAGAGCGCGCCGGTTGTGGCGCCGCTTGTGCGTCCTGCTTTCCAGGCGGTGACGGAGCGTGAGCTAGAGGAGAAGGCGCGGCGTGGTAATCTGCCGCCGCTGCCAGGGCTTGGTGGAGCGATGCCTCAATGACCTATGATCCCCAGAAAGCAATCCGTCAGGCTTTGATGGTTGCGCGCCGTCAGGCTGCGTATGGGGGTCAGCAGAGTTATCCTGGGTACAGGCCGATCAATCCTTTGACCGGGCTGCCAGAGGATGAAGGTGTGCAGGTGGTCGGATCGAGTGATGCGCGACCGATTGGTGGTGGCATTTCTGATGGCGGGAATGACCCTGGCACACCTGGGCCACCGGGCGCTCCTAGCACTGGCAACTTTGGGCGGGACGTTGCAGGCTTTGCAGAGGCTGCTGGCCCTGCTTTGGGCGGTATGGCTATTGGCGGGCTCATGGGTGGACCTGCTGGCGCTGTCATGGGCGGCGTGGCATCTACTATGGCGCAGGGGCTTGCTGAAGCAACTGGGCTGTCCAATCCAGCAAGCGCGCCTCCTGGCGGCTTTGCAAGCGTTGCCGGTAACATTGCGCAGACGCAGATGGGCATGCAGCCTACCAGCAACCCTGTGGATGCAATTAATGCTGCTGTGACGGGGCCGCAGTCCCCTGCTGATCAGGAGGATGCTGATCAAGGGAATGCCCAGGCTGCGGCTGACGCTGCTGCTGCTGCGGCGGCTGCTGCTGACAATTCAAATTCAATGTCGGAGGCAGCGACTGCTGACGCTTCGGCTGATTCGGATGGAGGGTCAAATGGAGATTCTGGTGATGCTGGTGGCGATGGAGATGGCGGCGGTGGTGGCGGCTTTGCTCGCGGCGGTTCTGTAGAAAACCATGAACATGAGGCGCGCTGCTTTGCGAATGGTGGTGAGATTGAACCGCCGGAAAATAAAATAACGGCGTACAAGTTATTCCAAACAAAGAAAAATAGCCCTGGTAAGCTTTTCCCTCTGTATGTGAATGCTGACAAGCCGGTTCCTGTGGGTAAATGGATCGCCGCTGAAGAGGGACCGATTGAAGAGGGCAAGGTAAAATCATCATTAGGGAAGCTTGCCTATCGCCCCGGTTGGCATGCTGGTGATCTTCCTGTCGCCACGCATATTGGTCGCAAAAGCAGGGAAGGTCTTACCAAGCCTGACTATCGCCCTGACAATCATGTGTGGGCTGAAGTAGAGATGCCTGCCGATGTGGATTGGCAATCTGTTGCTGATCAGCGCGCTTCGCGCAGCAAGAGCGGTGATATCATTCCAAAGACCGCGCACATCACTGATCAAATACCGCATGGCGGTTTCTATCGATATAAGACAAATTCCAACATGACCGGCAACTGGTTAATCAGCGGCGGCATGAAGGTAAATCGCATTTTGTCTGATGATGAAGTGAAGCAAATAAACGATCAGGCTGGCGTTGCTGATTTGCCCCGTTTGCAAGATTTGAAGGGCTCTGATCGCTACGCCGATGGCGGTGAGATCATGCCGCAGCGCGACCTGGGCGCTGATCCCACGGTGCAGCGGGCGATGGATGTGACGCGCGGGTATCAAGATCCGCCGACCAAGCTCATTGAAGATTGGCAATGGAAGTCCTTACCAGAAGTGCAGCAAAGGCTTGGTGGCCTGCGTGAGATACCATCGCATGTGCAAGCCTTCGGCAATTACATGGATGAGATTGCCAAGCGAGCGGGCAACGAGGGTCTTTCTGCCCGCGACCTGATCAAGGCTTACACCATCACACGCGCGAGCATTCAGCGCCGGGCCAATGATGTGGATCGTGTGCGCGCCGCCGGTCTTGATTTACCGAAGAGCTTCACGGGTAAAATCCGTCCTGAAGGCGCATTTGGTGAATGGCTACACACCCGTCCTGGCCAGGATTATCTGGACAGCGCAGAGCGCGGCGAAGCCAATGAAGATGCGATTGCCAATGCCGTTAAAGTAATGACGCCATTTGGCAAGCATGAGAAAGATATCCCCGATGCGTTGCGCTGGGCGGCAGCCAATCTGCCCGGCAAGGAGCAGGTCATTTCAACGCTCGTGGCGAATGCCATGCGCGGCGCCAGCGAGCCCGCTGAGTGGCGTACTATGGCAAATGATGTGCGTGGTATCGGCCCCAGCAAGGCAGGCTTCCTGGCCTCTCTTATGGGACGTGGTGACCAGCCTACCCTGGATGCCCGGCAGATCATTGAGCATACCGGAAGGCCGACATCGGAAGCGCAGGCGTTTTTGCGGCGGAAGGGCGGCGAAGGTGCTACCGAAGCTGTCGAGCGGCTTTCTGCCCGGCAGCGGGTGATGGATCTTGAGTTGCCGGAAGAATTGAAGCCATATTACCAGCATCTTGCCCACCATGCTGTGTGGGATAAGGCGGCGAATGAAGTCACCACCCATGAAGATGTGATGAATGCCATGCGTGGTGCGGCAAGCGGTGGTGAGATTGACGCTGGATCAATCCTCTCTCACCCGGTTGTGCATGCCATGCGGATGGCGGGATTGCCAAAGCTAGAAATCACTCGCCGCGCCGATGGCGGAAGCATTGGTGACGATCCCACGGTGCAGCGGGCGATGGATATCACCCGGCAGTCGCAGCCAAGCGCGCCGCAGATGGCTGCTGCTGTGCAGCCGCAGGCAAAGCCCGTGCAGTATAAATCTTGGGATGATGTACCTACGATCAATCCACAAGATTTGGTTGGTAAAAGAGTATTCCCTATTTTTGCTGATCTAACCAAGGCTGGTTCAGCATTCACCGGTATTGATGCAAGTCAGGTTGCCAAGCCCGAGCAGCTTTATGGTGGCCCTGGCTATCCTCTACTGCCGGAAAGCCAGGAAAAGGGGCTTGCGTGGGCTGTTGAAGGTAAGGGGCGCGGATCGGCAAAAATCCGCAAGGATGCGGATTATGTTGTCGTATCATCCATGATGCCGCACAGCCATCAATCAAACGCATCGTTCTCTAATGCTTTGATGAAGAACATGGACGCCTATGTGCGTGATAAGAGGCTTGCGCCGGAAGACATCCAGCAAATTGATGACATGATACGCAGGCCAACAGAGCAAAAGGAATTGCAAGGGCTGCAAGAATTTCCTGGCTTTGCACACCCTGAAGCTGAAAACTTCTTGCGTGGCATAAGCTTTGAGCAAAGGAAAAGAATATCTAATGTTCTTGCCAGCAAGGAAGCACAAAACCTTGGCGCTCCAAATATTGATAAGATAACCCGCGAAACATTGGACCCCGAATTCTCAGGTGTTCCGAGTCGTCACGGGATGTTTCTTTTGGAAATTCCCAAAGGGTCTGAAGATGAGCAGCTTGTCAATTTTAAGGCTGCCGGATTGCCGGAACATCCAAGCTATCAGTATGGGATCAAGGGGCGCGTGGTCGGTAAATTCCATTACCCAGTTGCGCCAGAAGTCTTGTTTAAAGACTGGTTTGACAAGGCGCATGTAGAAGCAAGCCAAAAAGAAAAATCCAATGTGCGGCGCGCTTTTGATTTGGCTATGCCGGTTGGCACGGTCACTCAAGAGATCGCCGATATGCTGCCCCGGCACCCCAGGGACATTCAATCAGGCAAGGCTGCGCGCTTGGCGTTGAATGCGTTCAATGACCAATGGGCGCATACAGATGACCCGGTGAACAAAGGCGGTATTGGCGCGGCTGAATTTTCGCAAGCACTGCAGAATTCCGATTTTTCTTCTACTCTTTCGCAGTATTCTGCCGAAGATATCAATAAGATGAGGAAAGATAAAAATTTCACCGGATACAAACTGAAAGACGGCGAGATTTATTTTGGCCTTAAGCGTAACACCAACTATGCCGATGATTATGGCTTTGAACACCCCGAGCTATCGCCTAATGAAACCGCATTGGTGAGTGTTGTAAACAATGAGCCGGGTGCAAAAGGTATTGGGGGCGCTCCGGTGGTGCTTAAGGCCATCCAAGAAGGGGCCACGGCCCTGGATTGTTATGCGGTTCCAAGCCAAAAACATCCTGAAGGCTTTTTGCCCAGCTTTTATTCTCACTTTAATTTTAAGGAGTTAGGCAGAATCCCGTTTGATCCACAATATGTGACACAGACGCAGTTTGATGATATGAAGCACCAGTGGCGCAAGTCCGGTTGGGATGAAACCATGGGGATGCCCTCCCTGGTTATTATGAAGTGGGATGGAAAAGATGGAGATAGATCAGATGCCGTTAGACGCTTTGTCAGTCAAAGCAGTGAAAGTGCTAGGCCACAAAGTGGTGGACGCGATGTCAGACGCGCAAGTCGGGCTCTTGAACAGGGCGCTGGATCGGCTGTTGGAGAAAGCAGGATCGGTGGACAAGGTGACGCCAGCCCAGATCGAGGGCCAGTACGAGCAGATCGTAATGCACGTCCTGCCGACCGGTTCACACGAACATTATCTGAGTTAAGGTCACTTTCCCCTGAAGAGGCGCGCCACTTTGGCCTAGACCCGGCTGAAGTCGAGGCTTTGCGCCAGCAATTTCTCCCCAAAGCTTTTGGTGGATCAACCGTAGATAAAGCTCTACGGTTGACAGCTCCTGCTCGGCCTATGGTTGCCTTGGCCGACTTATTTCAAAGGCAACTGCGGGGACGCCCGCCCTCCTAGGAGAAAGTGCTATGTCTGAAACCAGCGCAAAGTCGATTCGGGCGGCTCGTGAAGCCAAGGCAAAGCGCCTTGGCTCTGCCGGTGATCCGAAGCAGAAGGTGGATGCGTCCTCATGGACGCCGCCGGAAATGATGAACACCAGTGCCAAGACCGGGCTGCGGCCTGTGTCGCGCCGCGCTTACAAGCGTGGTGGCAAGGTGGGCATGGAGGCCGAAGGATCTTGCGGCCCAACCCGTGCTGACCGCAAGCCGCGCAAGAGCGGTGGCGAGGCCAAGGCTTACATGGCGGCGAAGATTAACCGCGATGTGAAGGAAGCCAATGCAGAGCTTGGCAAGCCGCACATTGGTGGCATGAAGAAGGGTGGCCGGGCGAAGCGTCAGTCCGGTGGCATGCTGCCTGAAGGCATGCGCCAGGGCATTCAGACGGCTGCGGCTCGCGGTGCCAAGGAAATGGCCGATGAAATGGCCATGCGTCAGCTTAAGCGTGAGAACCCGCCGCCGCCGCCGCCGAGCCAGCGTGAGAAGCCGCTTGATGATCGGTCAACGCGCGACCTGATGAATCAAATGCAGGACGGCATGAAGAAGGGTGGCCGCGCCAAGAAGATGGGTGGCGGCATGTCCGGTGATCCGCGCCAGGGCGCTGCTGAGATGATGCAGAAGGCTGCTGCCATGGGCAATGTGCCTGCTGACCGCATGGGCTTCAGCCGCCTTCAGAAGGGCCGCATGGCCCAGATGACTGGGCTGAAGAAGGGCGGCAAGGTGAGCCATCAGGAGTGGGAGCATTCCAAGGCTGACCTGAAGCAGGACAAGAAGCTGGCCAAGAAGCACGGCATGAGCATGGAGAAGTGGGAAGGCTCCAAGCTTGATGAGAAGCACGATAAGCAGCAGTCGGCTGAAGGGTTGAAGAAGGGCGGGCGCGCTAAGCGTTATGCCGGTGGTAAAGTTGATGACCGGGTGCATAAGCTTGGTGGCGGCACTTTATCTCCGCGCCGCGCGCCTCAACCTGAACCTGAAATTGATCCGCGTTCTACTTTCTTGGGGCGCGTTGGTCGCGGTAGCTGGAGTGAACGTAGACCTCCTGGCACTTTAGTTCAGCGCGGCGTTCCTGAAGCTTTATATCAAGAGCAAATGGCTGCCAGCGCACCTGTGGCGCGGCGTACCGTTGATCCTGTCTATACTGAAGAAGCAATGCAAGCGGCATATCCCAACCCATTAGCTGGTATGTCACCGACATATGCAGAAGAAGCTATGCGCGGTGGCATGTCTCCAATGGCTGGAATGACGCCAGATTATGCAGAGCGTATGGCAGCGGCGGCCACTCGGGCTGCTCCGGCGCGTAGGGCTGGGCCATCAGCAGCAGATCGCTTAAATCAAGCTGAGCTTGAGCGTGTCAGGATGGCTGGTCTTGATCGTGAAGCTGCTGAACGTGCTGCTGCTGGTGCTGCCCGCGCCCCGCAATACAGCCCAGAAACTGGCGCTCAAGGTTCTGGCAATTTCTTCCAAGACCTCGGCAATTTTGGCCGTGCGCTTGTAGAAATGCCAGCCCGCGCACTGGGTTATAAAAAGGGCGGCAAGGTGATGGAAGGCAACTATACCGGCGGCACCCGTCCGACCGGTGGCCGGATTGCCAAGAAGGGTGGCGGTCGCGCCAAGGGCAAGACCAACATCATCATCTCCATCAATCCTGGCGCTGGTGCTGCTCAGCAGCAGGGCATGATGCCACCGGGCAACCTGCCGCCGGGTGCTGGTGGGCGTCCTGGCGCTGGCGCAATGCCTGTGCCTGTTGCTGGCCCGCCTGGGGCTGGTGCGCCGCCTCCGATGCCTATGCCTATCCCGATGCCCATGCCGATGGGTGCGGGCGCTGGCGGGCCTCCGATGCCGCCGCCGGGCATGCCGCGCAAGGCTGGTGGCCGCGCATACCGGTCCTACAAGGACATGGATGCCGGTGCTGCCAGTGGCCTGGGGCGCCTGGAGAAGACCGAGATCGCCGAGCATCAGCGCGGCGCACGGAAGGCCGGTGGCCGCACCTATCGTTCCTACAAGGACATGGATGCTGGCGCCGGTAGCGGGCTTGGTCGGTTGGAAAAAACCGAAATCCAAGCGCGCAAAAGCTAGGTAGGCAGGCTCAGCACATAGAAGTCTGAATGCCTATCTTGGGGCGGCGGCATCACCCCTTTGGTGCCGCCGCCCGCCATCCACAAAAGGGGCCAACAAGGGGGTTGGATGCTTACAAATGCGATGCTCTTTGAAAAAGAGCTTCGAAGGCTGCTCGATGACGAAATTGAGCG